GTGTGCAGTGTGCAATAGTTGAATGACAACTGTGTTTCTTACCGTATCTGTGTGTATATTCATTACACAAAGCAAGACCATGCAGTATCAACCATGTCCAATGCGTCTGTGCCCATACAGTACAGGGATGATTACGAAATGCACCCTTCTCTGTTTTGTATGGTGTACCATCTAACTTAGGTAGTGTGCCAAAGTTATGACCCCATTTATCAGATGCAACGATGGCAAGCATCTGACATGTTTCCAATGGCATCTTGACAATGTGCTTGTCGGGCAGACATTGTGCAGATATGTTTGGATTTGGGTCAGTGACAAAAATGTTCATAATATTCAAGCAATGCTGAACCGATTGCAAGACCACCATCATATGCGATAGGGTCTACATACAGATTTACATCTGTACTCTTCAGTATAGTGTAATTTGCCACACAATTCAAGAAAAAACCACCAGAAACACATATATTTTTTTTATTTGTAAGTTCTTGTGCTTTTTTTACCATGTATATCGCATGCTTCTCTGCCGATTTTTGTAATCTAAGAGCGAGATCTGCCTCAAGTAAGGGTGCACCTGTGTACTTTGTGCTATTACCTTCTGGACTGAACTCTGTGCTGCATAGACTATGACCATACTCTTCAATGAATAAGTCAGCAGGTGTAGCAGGGTGACCATATGCGGACAGACCCATTGTCTTACCTGCCTCTATCTCATCAAACCCACAGTAACGTGACACTCTTCTGAATGCTTGACCAACACTTGTTCGATTACTGTACATGTTACCATCTCTCCAATGAGGTTCACCCTCTAATACACTCTCCTTCTCACAATAGAAGGTAGAGTAATGTTTAAATACTGGAGTTAGATTATCAAATATACTTTCTGTTTCACAATATCCTTCGTACCATGACCCTTTACCATCCATCACCAGTACAGCAGCGTCATCAAAAGGTGAGTTGTATAATGCATTTGCTGCATGACATTCGTGATGTCTATTCCTATAGTCTACAAAACGTACACCCCTATCTCGTGCAATTTTGAGAATGATATTTTTTGCTGCTGTTCTTTCTTTATGGGTTCTCTTATTATATCTTGTAAAGCAATCACATATGGTAATAACATCCACACTAGAATCAATATACTTATCGGCAAGAGTCTTCGCACTGACATCTCTTTTGACTCTTGAGACACGTTCCTCCTCCAAGTATAATTTTATTTTACCATCTTCAATGATGGCAAGTGATCCATTTTTTGCTAAATTTATTCCGACAATTTTTGCCACTCAAGTGCCTCACTCACAGCAGGGAACTGCTCAACAAATATTTTTCTGACTGCTTTTGCAATCAACATATGTTCTTTCTGTGTACCATTAGCGGATCTTAGATTTATATAGTGTATCCATGATCTACATGAACCTGTCATGTATATTCTTGTGGGAGTGCATAAAGGTAGCACCATACGTGCACACTCTTTTGCAACACCCTCCTGTAGCATCTGATTATAAAGAGAAAAAGCACTACTGAATAGAGTATTCATCTGTGCATTCAGTTTGTCTACTACTTTTGGGTCTAGATCATCGATGCTATTTTGTCTATTCTTATTGTCTTGTCTTCTCAATTCTGGTAGTTCAATAGTCTCAAGTAACTTAGCGTCAGCGTATCTTTGACTGAACTCTTGATAAGTGAATGACCTGTGTCTAAGAATTTGTGCTGCAATAGCACGTGTGGTTTCTATCTCTACTGTCATGGTAGATTGCTCAAACACAGACCAATGATTGTGCTTGATGCAATACTTCAAGAGACCTGAGTAGTTATCATTCTCTTGATTAGCAGGGTTAGATACTCTGGCAATGTATGCCATAGTTTTTTCAGCATCGGGTGTGATGCTTATAAGTCTTGCTGTCATGTTCCCTCGAACTCATCATCGTAATCCAATTCAACTGGATCTACGTCTGAGTATCTATAAGACTCAGTGTT